TCCGCCAACTAAATATTTACAGATTAGGATGCTGCTGTTTTTAAAACAGAGAATGCTTTTTCATTTGCAACATTTCCGGCAACTCTCATTGTTACTCTGAAACGAACTGTGTCGTTTGCAAAGCCATTGTATGGATCTACATCCAATGAGAAAGTGCCTTTTCTTATGCCGAGGTAATAATTCAATAAATTACCGAACAATAAGAATTTTGTTGAAACTGCATCTGTGCTTGGCATTTTAACCGATTTAATTATCGGATAATCCCAAATTGTTGCAGGAACTTTGCCAGCAGGTTGTGCCCAGATATATGCTCCCTGTGTGGTTTTCAATGTTCTGAAAGTTGTCATTAACTTTCTATTGAAAATCCAGTTTGCATTTTCAGCATCAGCATCAGCCAACGGATCTATCATTGAAGAAAGATAATCAGCATTTGCATCGGTGAAACTTGTTTTGCCGGAACCCATTGTTACAACATTCGTTGAAACAGTAGGTAAAAGTCCAATAAATACAGGAGTGCCTGCTCCATCACCGTTCAAAATCAAATCTTCAATTTTCAATGCAAAAGCATACATGAATTGTTCGATAAGAATAGAAGAAATATCTACTGCTGTATCTGCCATCAATTCATTAGAAATTGCTTCTGTTAAACCTGCAAGTTTGACTGCTTTTAATTTTACTTGACCGAAAGTAGGAGTTGATGCTGTTATCGAAGAAGTTTCTCCTACGATTGATACAGAAACAAGATTCCCTTCTTTAGGTAAAGACAATTCAGCAGAAGACATCTGTATTGTTCTTACTTTTGACATCAACAAACTTTTTTCTCTTGCAAGTTTTATCAAATCCCATTGGAACTCTTCAGGAACTAAATATCCACCTTGAGAATTTGTTCCTTCAGTATTTGTTTTAAGTTCCGGATTGTTGTAGTTTTTGTTTGCCAAAGATTGAGATGCATTGATAACGAATTTGCAAAGTTCTCTGAATTTTGTTTCATCAGACAATACAGGGAATAAATTTTCTCTCCCTTTTATCATTTCTCTGATTTTCATACCTTGATACTTCAAATTGTAACCTTTGTATTTTTCATCACCTAAGGCAACTTTTGAAGCAACAGATACTACAGGCATATTCTCAAACTTTTTGACTTTTGCTTCGAGTTCGGAAATCTTTTTGTTGGTTTCTTCTTTGAACTCTTTTACACCTGCTTCTACACCTTCTTTGACTTGTTTTCTGAATTGCTCTGCTTGTTCTTCAGGAGTCAATTCAGTTGTTACACCTTTATCTTCCCAATTACCAGTTTCTTCATTGAGAACAAAAAGGTGATTCTGACCATCGATTTTTACAATTTTTCTGTTCATTTTAGAATCTCCTTTGTTATTTGTTCTACATCAGAACTATTTATTTTAAATTCCACTCTATCCGTTGAAGAAGTATCTTTGCTCTGTGGTTTCTTGCTCTTTGGAACTTCTTTTGTTCCGGAGTCTTGACCAAGCAAAATTTCTTCGTAAATAGAAGTAGTATTTTCTTTTGTTTGTTCGGTTTCTATATTCTTATTTTCTGGCTCTGGCTGTTCTTCTTGTTCTTCGATTGTTTTATCTTCAAATGCTTTATTCAATTTATCTAAGAGTTTTATTTCCATAGATTTATGGTTTCTTGATTGTAAAACTGCATCCTTATTTGCCGGAACAGTTACTTGTGAAATTTCAAGCAATTCGATTTCTGTGAATTTTCTGCCCGTAACTCTTTTGTATCCGTCCGGAGTTTTTTCTTCTATATATTCCCATTTCTTTGCAGAAAAACCTATAGAAAAAGCAGCTATTCCGTTTTTGGCCAATTGAAATGCCCAATCTGCAGCACTGTTGCCTTGTCCTACAAAATATTTGAATTTTGCAAGCAAACCTTTTTCCGTAGATTTTAGATTGAGTGCTTTTCCGATAATATTTTCAACATCTCTATAGTTGTGAGAATTTAACAATATAGGATTCGTTTTATATCTTTGCATGTGCTTTGAAAATGCTGTTCTTAAAATAATATCTCCGTCGCTATCTTTGTTTTCGGTTGAAACAATAACATCTATTGTTTTTTCTTCATCGTTGATATTTTTTACTTCTGCCTCTATAATCTTGAAAATTTTTGACATTTTTATTCTCCTAAGTTTGGATTAATTGTTACAGGTGATAAAGTGCACCTACAATTTATTACTTCTTTTGCTGTTTCTGAAGACCTTACTCCCGTATTATCTCCGGGATACATTAAACCGTTTGAAAATGGCTCATTCATAGACCTTATTTGTCCATGTATTTCCTTATGACTTTCTCTTGTTGATTCGTCAAAATAAGAAAGCCACTTTTTACCGTATATATTTAAACCTTGCCAATATAAATAAGTTCCGTTGTTTAATGCTCCTGTTGATTCCGTTCTTGCTATCATTAAAGCCCTGCTCGATGCTACATTAAATATTTGTCTTATAGGAGCCACCATATCACTTACGGTTGAACCTTCTACGATCATTTCAGCTACTTTCTTTTTTATTTGCTTTTCTACAGTATCAACAATACCTTTCATCGCAATACTTCTTTGTATAGCCGCATTGTTAATATCTTCCTCAATTCCTTTGTTTATTCCTTTTCCCGATGGAATAAGTAAATTGCCAAAATCTACACCAGCAGTAATAATTTGTTTAAGAAGAGGTTGCATTATTCTTGTTATCTTTTCTTTATCTCCGTTCCAAAAATAAGAGTCCGGATTAAATTCACCTTTGGCAATAAGTTCTAATATCTTTGACCGCATATTAAAGAAAAAACCTTTTATTTTAGGTTGAAACATCAATTCAAAATTTCTATGTTTCTGTATAAACAGATTCGCAACTTTCATATCGTATTTTTCGCTTGCCGATTTACCTAAAATTATTTTATGTTGCTTTTTATCGTTATTGTTTTCCGGAACATCATTTCCAAAAGACATATAATCGTTATATTGACTTGCAGGAATAACTCCCATAGGCATCCACCATTCATCGCCCCATGGTTGCGGATTAAAACCTAAATTCAATTTATCGTTTATTTCATTTAACGGAAATCCTAAATCTTTTAAATCTTTCGCAATTGAAATTTTGTCTTTTAAATCTTCCGCAAAAGCCGAAACATTATCGTATTTGAATCTAAGTTCTATTTTTGGATCGTAAGGATTGATAAGTTGTAAATTAAGTTCCGATGCAACTCTTTTTAAGCAAGGTTGCAAAGTATAAAGCCAAAATGCTTTCATTTGGCCTTGAAAGGTTGCATAATGTATATCAGAAGTCATTGACAATATAACTTTCGGAACTCTCCATATACCTAAAATTGTTTCTTTCGTTTTATCTCTTTGTTCGATATATTGCATATCTGCATGAGTAGTTCCTGTTTCTTCGAACTTCAAACCATTATCAAATATTGCAAGTTTTCCTGCTTTGCTTACACCTTTATAATTTGCCTCCCAATCTGCTCTTAATTGTTTTCTTGCCGCATCGCTTAACGGTTTATCGGTTGACATAATATAACTTGGCTTTCCACCGTTTCTAAAAAACATTTCATTAAAAGCAAGTCCTTGATAATCAATATCAAGTTCTTTTCTCATCGGATCTATCGGACTGAATGGACGATTGTATCCTTCCGATTTTGTCGGATTCCATTTATGTATATGTATAATCTCTTCTTTTGTGAAATTTTGTCCGTTATATTGCCATATAGGATTTTTAGGATCGTCATTTATAACACTGAATTTTTTAGGATTGAAAACCCACAATTCCGCAGGTAATTTGGTTGTTCCTGCTAAATTACCAACAGATAAAGTTTTTACTATTATTACTTCATTAAAAAGCATCAAATACATTATTATTGCTTCTAAAAACAAATCAAGAGTCATACAAGGATTCGGCTTTTTAAACAAATTCATTAATTCTTCCGGATATATTTCTTTGTTTGTGTTCCAATCAAAAAAAGCAAGTTCGGCTTGTCCGATATTGTCCGCAATAGCATTGATAACACTATAAATAGTTGCATTATCTTTGTAAGGATTTCTCGGTCCTCCGGATTGACTGTAATAATTGTAAAAAGTAAAAGGATCTGCTGTAATATCCTTTGTAAAAATGCTCTTGATATTGCTTATAAAAGTTTTGAAATTCATTAGAAATAACTCCCTCTTGGCATATTAAGTGAATCTGACATCGCTATATTTGCATAATTATCAGCATGTCTATAGTGGTCA